TCATCGATTGGTAGGAACTCGTAAATGGTCAGTAGAAAACTCAGCTAAATGGATTACTGATGAACATGAAGCAGGCAGCTATGATTATGAATTAAAAAATTTAGATGAGAAGGATTAACATTTTATTTATCATATTAATTTTATTGACCGGTTGTATTAAAGATTATGATCTTAATCCAGCTACAACAATAGTAAGAACAATAGTAAAAGGAAATAAATGACAGGACTCCAACTATCTATGACATTTAAAAAATCAATGTGGAATACTCCTAGTGAGTATAAAGATTTATCTCATGCAAAAGAAATTGCAATTGACTTAGAGACAAGGGATGATGGAATTAATGAAAGACTTGGAGCAGGGTGGGCTTTAGGTAAAGGTGAGATTGTTGGTTTTGCTGTAGCTGTAGAAGGATGGCAAGGTTACTTTCCATTTAATCATCTAGGTGGTGGCAACATGATTCCATCACAAGTAAAAGCTTACATGAAAAAAGTTTGCAGTTTACCTTGCGCTAAAATATTTCACAATGCTCAGTATGATGTAGGTTGGTTAGAAGCATCCGGTATAAAAGTAAACGGTGAGATAATTGATACCATGATAGCTGCTGCATTAATAGATGAGAACAGATACCAATACTCTTTGAATAGTTTATCTATAGATTACTTAGGTGAAATAAAAGCTGAGACAGATTTAAAAGAAGCTGCCGCTGCACATGGTGTAGATCCTAAAGCAGAGATGTGGAAGTTACCTGCAGAACATGTTGGTTACTACGCAGAACAAGACGCAAGACTTACATTATTATTATGGCAAAGATTTAAACAAGAAATACAAACACAAAGTTTAACTACAGTTTGGGAAATGGAAAAAAATTTATTACCTGTTCTTATAAAAATGCGTCAACGAGGGGTAAGAGTGCAAGTGGAATTAGCTGAACAGTTGCGTAAACAAATGCAACACCAAGAAAAAGAATTGTTGTTGGCAATACGAAAAGAAGCAGGAGTAGACATAGACATTTGGGCAGCACGCCAAGTTGCCATAGCTTTCGATAAGCTGAAAATAGATTACCCACGGACTGAAAAAACAAATGAGCCATCATTTACTCAGAACTGGTTAGTAAATTGCAAACACAAGATTGCACAGTTGATTGTTCAGACTCGGGAAATAAATAAATTTCATAATACATTTCTATCTTCTATCATGAAATACCAGGTGAAGGGAAGGATACATGCAGAAATAAATCAACTTAGATCAGATCTTGGCGGAACTGTGTCCGGTAGACTATCAATGAGTAATCCAAACTTACAGCAAGTGCCAGCTAGAAATAAAGATTTTGGTCCTAAAATAAGGAGTCTTTTTATTCCAGAAGAGGGCCATCAATGGGGGAGCTTTGATTATTCTCAGCAAGAGCCACGAATGACGGTCCATTATGCTGCTAGTATTGGTGATGGATATGAAGGATCAAATGAATTAGTTGAAGCATATACTAACGCTAAGGCTGATTTTCATCAGACTGTTGCAGATCTTGTTGGTATTGAGAGAACTCAAGCTAAGACAATTGGATTAGGTTTAATGTATGGAATGGGTAAAAATAAATTAGCATTGAGTCTGGGTTTATCTAAAGATGAAGCAGAACAATTAATTACTAAATATAATCGTAAGGTACCTTTTGTTAAATTATTATCTGATAGATGTATGCAAACAGCTTCAGAAAAAGGAATTATCAGAACTAAAAAAGGTAGGAAGTGTAGATTCGATAAGTGGGAAACAAGAGACTTTGGTTTACACCAGGCCGAAACATATGACAATGCAGTAGCTAAATATGGAAGAGATAATATTAAAAGAGCTTATACTTATAAAGCTTTGAACAGATTAATACAGGGTTCATCTGCTGATCAAACTAAACAAGCAATGTTAGATTGTGTTGAAGCTGGCCATTTACCTATTTTACAAATACATGATGAACTTTGTTTTAATATTAAAGATAAGGAACAAGCAGAAGAAATTAAAAAAATAATGGAGAGTGCAATAGAATTTAAAGTACCATCTGTAACAGAGTATGGTTTAGGAAGGAGTTGGGGTGGAGCAAAGTGATGTAATGATTGGTTGGTGTGCTGGATTATTTGATGGAGAAGGTAATGTTAATTATGCTCAGTACAAAGTAAAAGATAAACCCTGGAAGAAATGGAACGTTGGTATGGAAATTGCCATGATTGATTTAGAAACAATTAAAATGTTTCATGATGTAATTGGAGAAGGAACTATACACCATAAACAAAATAAAGGGTTAGGTAGAAAGCCACAATGGAGATGGAGATGTAGTCACCAACAAGCATTAAGAGTAGCAAAAAAATTAATTAAATATTCTACAACTAAAAGAGAAAAACTTTTAAAGATTATAAATCATTATGAGTTTAAATTGGCGGCACGAACCCTAAGAGAAAAAGATAGTTTTTTTAAATAGGTTTATCTAACCTGTTTTTTTTATTAACCTTCTAGCATCAACAACACTTTGATCATTGATTTTTACTTTAAGGTTTTTTAATTCGATATCGATCCATTTCATATCAGTGGTAACTCTACCCTGTGATAATGCTTGGCTGGCCCATTTCGATTCCAGCTGTAACTTCTTCGATACCAACTCCTGTAGTGACATCACTAATCTCCTCAAAAGTTATGTAAACTCTGTCAGCTAAAAAGAAACCTTGGTCTTCAACTTTAACTGAACCATCGTCTACTTTTTGTGAAAACTTATTTAACGCATCTTGATCATTTTCTGCCTGGACTGTACAGTCTATATAAGACTTTAAGTGACGGGCTTGGATACGATAAGTCTTCATAGGATAGTATAAGATATTTTAAAGGATTCGTCAACATTATACCCTTGATTGTCAATAGCTATACAATGTACCCTGTATTCAGTCATAGAGCCTCCTAATTCTTCGATTCTACCCTTAAAGGCCTTACCACTTCGATCTGCTAACTCGGTGCATTCTGAAGCATCTGAGAGGTCAAATTTAATTCTTTGGTTACATTTAGTATCGTTGTTTAGGGTCCAACATACAGAGGCTAATAGGATATACTTTAGAACCATTCTAAAGAGCCTGACCTTCTGGTTCTACTGGTTTACAATCAAATTTCATATAGATTCCATGTTCATTTACTTCAGCTTTACCTATTTCAATGGTCTTTTCAAGTGATTTTTTATAGCCATCTGATAGACAACTGAATGTATCTGGGTATAATTCTTCAAATGTATGGGGTGGTAAACAAGTTTGAGCTACACTGCTACACATAATAATAGTTAGTAAATAATTCATTGACTTATGTTGTTCTCCCATATATATAAGATTTTATGATACTAAAATGTAAATCTAAATTGTTTAAGGATATCATAAGTGAAGTTGATGAACAATTAGATCTGGTGCCACCTCACGATATACAGGGTACACCAATGCAAGATTCAACTTGGTTTAGTATGCATGTTGACGCTTTAACTGATATTAAAGTTACTGATGAAGCAGGCAGAGAGCATAAACCAATTAAAGAATGTGTTGCGACATTATTAGTACATGATGAAATAACAAACAAACAACAGGAAATAGAATGATAAACTCATGGAATATATTTAGAACTCAACCGAGTCCAGCTGAAATTAGAGCTGAGATAAAAAATGCAACAACACCTGTTTTCAAAAAAATAGAAGAAGGTATTGATGAGTTAGGTGCTGAGTTAGTTGCTTTAAGAAAAGAAAACAAAGAACTAAAGAGAGCTTTGAAGATTTATGAAAGCAACACTGAGTCTACTTTAGTTTTAACAAATGAGGTAACAACAAATGGACACTAATAAATGGAAGTCTATTGCAGTTAGAATAGAAGATTACACTTTACTCAAAGGTATTTGTAAAGAAAAATTTAGAGCTCCTGGTGCAATGATATCTAAGCTGATTGATAATCATATTAATTATGAAGCTAAGAAAAATAAAGTTACTCCAGAAGTTATGAAGAAAAAATTTATGAACGGTGGTGTCAAAGGAACATGACCCAAGTAGTTGGAGAGTTTGTGAAAGTAGACTTTAAAAACAAAGGTAAAGAAGAATTTACCATTGAATTAGATATAGTCACTAACGAACTAACTCTAACTGTAAATGGAATTGTAAGAA